AAGACTTCAAAGAAAATAAAACCTGAAGAATGGATTGAAAATTACTTTGTCCAGGAAACAGCATATGCTTGCATGTATTATGAAATGACTGGTATTCCAGTCCAAAAACTGATTACTATTATGGTTGCTGACAACGGAGAATGTTTTGTCTATGAAAAAAGAAACAAGGATTACTATATTAAACTTCTTACCAAATACATCCGAGAGTTCGTCGCTCATCATACAGAAACCAATGCAGAACACCACTGAAGATGTAAATTCGCTTATTAAAGAAAAATTTCTCTGTCAGTCTAAGTTCGCACAAGATATTGAACATCTTGTGATGAGTTCAAAAATTAATTACATCGAAGCCATCGTCACTTATTGTGAAGAGAATGGTATTGAGTTTGAGTCTGTTTCAAAACTCATTTCAAAACCATTGAAAGAGAAATTAAAGAATGAGGCAACTCAACTTAACTTTCTGAAAAAAACGAGTCGTGCTAAATTAGTATTCTGATGACGCCAATAGAGGTATACAAAACATACCTGGCATTCAAGAATCATTTCACTAAACCAAACTACGATTACTTCCAATATTGCGGAAAGTCCAGAGCTTCAAAGGAGTCTTTCAACAAGAGGAAAGATCGTTACTTCTTTGAACGTATGTCTCGTCAAAAGTCTGATGACGAGATTCGTCAATACTTCTTGGCTAATTTTGTAGAATGTGATGATCCTGCGAAACTCTGGATCGGTGAAATTATTGAGTCAGGTGAAAAGAATTATTCAAACTGGTTGAAGAGATCTCAGAGTCTCTTCTATCTCTTCAAGACAGAGGCCGAGGTTTTTATTCATAAAGATAACTTCAATGAGTTATTTGAAGTCTCTGGGTCATCTCACCCAGAGATTCTTAAAAAGTATTTACAAAACGCCTTATCTATAGAAACTTTTGTGATCATAGATATGATCCTCAATTTTTCTAAAAAATTTGATAAGAAACTACTAGATCCAGTGTGGGAATCCGTCAGTTTGCGTATAAAAAAATACAAGGCCTTCCTAAATATTGATAAGGAAAAGTACACACAAACACTAAAGGAGATTGTATTGTGAGTGAACTTTTTGAAAATGAAGTTGAAGAAATTAAACAAATTTGCAATTTAATTATAAATTTTGTTGTTAGTAACAATAAGAATGTTCAAATTACTCAATACTATTTGAAGTTAAACGATAAAAACTTTCTCCAAATTATTGAAGATACCTTTAATGATTCTACTTTAGATGGAAATCAAAGAAAGGAATATATAGAATTACTGAAAACTTTTCTAGAAAAACTGCAGAGTTTCTACTTTCGTTTTTCTCTTTCTGATGACCCGGAATTAGTGGAAATGGTATTATTTCTTAAGAATGCTGTTAAACATTTTGGATTTTCTGGGGATACTGATAATGACTTATTTTCCCAATTGGAAAATGCTATAAACCGCATAGATAAAAAGGAGATCGCACTGTGAGTGGATTTTTTCAATCCGAAATCGTAAGGGAAGCCATCAAAGAGATGGAAGAACTTCAACAAAAAATCATTCAGGATACCTTCAAAGCTCCTCTTATGAGCAAAGAAGAAAAGAAAGATCATGTAGATCTAATGAGAACTTTTTTAGAAAAACAGAAGAATTTATACTTTCGTCTCTCACTTTCTGATGATCCAGAAGCATTGGAAATGAAAGAAAGAATTCAAGAAGCTGCAGAGTTTTTAGGATTCACAGGGAATAATGTCAATGAATTATTCTCCGAAATGGAAAATACCCTACAACGCCTAGATAAAATTGCAGAACTAGAGTAAGATGTCGTACCACTACAAGATCACCTCGGCTTATTGTTACCACAATGGTGAAATTGTAGATATGTATTTCATTAATGGTGTTCCTTTTACATTTGATGATATCCCTTTAATTATGCAACAGGATCCATATATTCAAATGGAAGCCGAGGATAATTATCCATATACAACAGAGGATATGTATAAGTGGTCAAATTATTTGATTGATGAGATGTGCCATCCTCTCCTCTTCGAGGTTCAGATCGAAAACCCCGAAGAAATGCCCAAAGACTAGGGCTTGACAACCCTTCTGCCCTGCGGTAAGATAAAGTCGTCCCAAAGGCCAAATACACTCAATACGGAGAATACAAATGTCTTTTGCTGATCTCAAGAAACAGTCCCGTGCTGGTTCACTGACTGAAAAACTGATCAAACAAGTCGAAAAACTGAATAGTGGAGAATCTGGTGGCGATGACCGCTTCTGGAAACCTGAAGTAGACAAAGCTGGAAATGGTTACGCTGTAATCCGATTCCTCCCCGCCCCCGAAGGATGTGAACTTCCTTGGGCCCAAGTCTGGAGTCACGCTTTCCAAGGCCCTGGTGGTTGGTATATTGAAAATAGTCTGACGACTATGGGACAAAAGGATCCTGTTTCTGAACACAATCGTGTTCTGTGGAACTCTGGATCTGATCGTGACAAAGAGATTGCTCGTAAACAGAAACGCAAACTCTCTTACTACGCCAACATTTATGTGGTGAGTGATCCTGCACACCCCGAGAATGAAGGTCGTGTGTTCCTCTACAAGTTCGGTAAGAAGATCTATGATAAGATTACCGAAGCGATGCAACCTCAGTTTGCAGATGAGGAAGCCATCAATCCTTTTGACTTCTGGAGTGGTGCAAACTTCAAACTGAAGATTCGTAAGGTTGAAGGTTACTGGAACTACGATAAGTCGGAGTTTGATAAGTCTTCCGCACTTCTGGATGATGATGACAAACTGGAACGCATCTACAAGAACCTGAACGATCTCAATGAGTTCAGTGCTGCAAGTAACTTCAAGTCTTATGAAGATCTGAAGAAGCGTCTTGACTATGTTCTGGGTGCAAAAGCTCCCGCTCGTCAAGATCCTGAGACTGTTGAAGAGGATGAACAGTGGGAAGCCGAACGTCGTGGTGAGTCTGCACCGAAGCGTTCAACTCCTTCCTTTGAGATTGCTCGTCCTGCAGTCCAAGAAGAGGATGATGAAGATGCAGATGATGCTCTGAGTTACTTCCAGAAACTCGCTGAGTCCTGATAGTTCAAAGGAGGGGTAAATCCCCTCCTTTTTTTTATATTCTCATGACTTTTTCGTTATATGTTCTCTTAAGTTTATCTTCAATATAATTTGGATCATCTTGATCATATGTCATAATATTTCTAAGATCATCAATAATTGCAGATATGTATTCTGGTTTTAGAATTATAAGTTTTCTTTTTTCGTCATTTAATCTAGATTCATATTCATAATTTGTTATTGGTCTACAAATTGAAGATCCTGGAATTCTAATTATAGAGTTTGTAGTTGGATCAAAGTATTGAAACTCTTCTGTAATCTTTTCTTGCCATTCAGTACCATTCCATCTCCAAGTTTTTTGATTTTGATTATATAATCCATTAACATCAACATTTAAAATTTCTTGTGGGGAACTTACAGTAATCGTTGGTGCTGTAACGTAATTTGTTCCCCCATCAATAATGTGAATACTTCCTATACTAGTATTTGTTAACTGAAATGTTATCGTTGCTTTCCTAGATATGGGAGCACTTTCAATAGTCACTGTTGGAGCTACAGTGTATCCGAATCCAGGATTTGTTATAGTAATACTGGTGACGATGCCACTTATTAAATTTGCTGTACCTGTAGCGGTAACTGCAGGATATGGAGTTCCAATGGTCACTGTTGGAGCTACAGTGTATCCGAATCCTGGATTTGTTATAGTAATGGCACTCACAGATCCGTTTGTTACTTCTACAGTTCCTTTTGTTGTAGAAATTAAAGTATATTCAAATAGTTTATTACTTGGAGCACCACCTACAATAAATTTTTCGTTATTGGGTTGGATAAAGATATCGCACGGTGATGCAACTCTGTCCCCAACATAAAAAGCAGATTTATAAGTTGCGGTGTTTATTTGCCAGGATTCTAAATCAAATTCGTAAATACTGGAACTACCTTGACTTGTTACAAATAACTTCGTTCCACTTGGATTAAAAGTAAATCCGAGAATGTTGTTGTCTCCTGTAGGAATCGTGATATTTAAAGTGTTTATTGCTGATCCACTTCTTGTACTAATATTCCAAGGAGTTCCAAGAGAATATTCTCTGATAATATCTGGATTAGAGAAGTCTAAAATAAAAATACTAGTTCCATCGGATTTGAATCTTATTCCACCAGGGGAAGCTATGGTAATTTCATTAAACTTTACTGCAGTTGAAAGGTCCCATGGAATAGGTAATCTATAAGTTACAATTTTATAAGATAGTCCAGATCCACCAGTTACATACATTTCTCCTCCATTTGGTCTAAATTCAACACCAGTTGTATAAGTGAAATCAGCACTTACATCAAATTGATAAGTTAATGAAATTGTATTGATATCCCAAGCAGTCCCCAAAGTATATTGTTTAATTTGATTTGCACCAGTAAAACTAGCCGTATATAAGTAATTACCATCCACATTTAAATAGAATCCCTCTATATCTGTACCGACTGCAATTGGTGATTCCTTATTATATTGTCCAAATATAAGTATTGGGGAAGGTGAAAATGTTACTGTTGGTGATGTAATTCCATAACCAATTCCACCAACTAAGTTTTTGATTGATGTAACTCTACTAAGATCAATTCCATCACCCAAATCACACTCAGCAGTCGCTTGAACTGATGTGATTGGACTTGAGAATGTGACTTGTGGAGAATTGTTATATCCTTGACCTCCGTTTAGATTTACAATTGAAGATACTCTAAAATTAGTAATTAAACAATCAGTTGAAGCATCACTGGTAACTGGAGGATTTGAAATTGTAATCGTTGGAGTTTGCGTATACCCCAATCCAGGATTTGTAATTTGGATTGATTGTATACTATTTCCAAGTCCTACTGTTGGAGTTAATACAGCCTGGGTTCCTGGAATATAAATCGGAGGAAAAGTTATTCCAGGAGGAGTTTCTTCAATAGGTTCATATTCTGGACTATTGTAAAAAGCTTCGTCAAGTATTACTCCACCAGGAAAAACTTCTCTACCAAAGACATCTTTTGTTGAAATGGACTCATAATGATGAACTTCAGTAAAAGCACTTTCGGAACCGTATTTTTCTAACAGGTAAGTATTGAAATTATCAAGAGTTAGAGGCCATTCATCTTGAATATTGATAATATTATTAGAAACTAATATAACCCAGTCTAACTCAGGATCCCCGTAAATTTTTTCTGCGATCTCATCCGGTCTTTCATTTTCAGTAATTATATAATATTCAAACGCAGAAGCTATTGAACCAAT